CATGCCCAACCGCGTTTTAATACGGACCTTACCAAAGGTGCTGACACTCCTGCTTCTTGCGGTGCGTCACCTGATCCAGACCAGTTCTGGGTTTTGGATTATGTAGCGTGGTCTTATTCGGGCGATCCTACTGGCGGAAAGTGTACTGTGACAATCGGTGGCACAACCGTCTTTGAGGTTGACGTTACCTCTGGCGGGCCGGGCTTATTGAATTTCGACAAGCACGAGCTGTACAACCCATTGCAGACCAAGAATGAGTCTTTGGTTGTGACGTTAGCCGCAGGCGGCGGGAGCGTTGTAGGCAAGCTTCAGATCAGATACCGCTAGGGGATAGACATGGTTCCAGAACCAACACTTGTAGCAACCTTGGTTGCTGGGATCGGGGCAACGACTACAGCCATTGGTTATCTGCACAAGAAGTTAATGGCGAAGGTTGAAGCCCAGCATGCAGAAGTTCAGAAAGCTTTGGACTCTGCTCATGAAGAAAGAAAAGCTTGCCAAGAGGACCGCGAAATGCTGTGGTCGGTATTGGCAAAGCAAGCAGGGACATTGGTTGACGACCTTAAAAAGAAAGCCTAGTAGATGTCCTCATTGAAGATAACCTACGACGAGCTGCAACGAGAGATCGGACGATTTCTTGGCTACAGCCGCACTCCTACCGACTGGGACACAACGGAGTCTCAAGACGTAGCGGATATCATTCGTGGCGGGCTCCGAGGGTTTTACTTTCCATCAGAAGCGCAGCACCGTTGGAGTTTCTTGTGTCCCACAGTGTCTCTTGATCTCTTGCCAGGGACACGCGAGTACGAATTGCCGGAAGACTTCGTAGGCTTTGCTTCTTCGTTGACGTTCAGTCAGGGTGATGACAACGGTCGGCTGTCTGAGGTTGACAGCGACGAGATGCGAACAGTGTCGTCCAACGAGCTACTTAGCGGAACGCCAAAGTATTTTGCGTTGTCATCGAAGGCACAGTCGGTTGATAGATACGAGATCACGGTCTATCCGACTCCTGACAAAGCAGCAACTCTTCGGTACAGCTACCAGCAAGAACCTGCTGAATTGAGCAACTTGAATCCTCTTCACTTGGGAAGTGCAGCTCACAGCGAGCTTGTACTTGCCAGCTGCTTGATGGTTGCTGATCGAATGCTGAACAAAGAGGGTCTTGATCCAACTGGTGGACTTTATGCGGCAAGATACATTTCCTTACTTAAGTCATCGATCAGCGTAGATGGTGGACTGGTAACCGAGGCTTAGGGGTTCGCTGTGGCAAAGATAAATGCAATCAAGCCGGAAAGTTATGGGAGCTACCAATGGCTTCTTCGCGAAACCGGACGTACTCTGAACTTGGGTCCAAACCCCCAAAGTTACGCTCACGATCAATTGCGACGAGTAGACTCTATCGTCCAGTCGGGCGTGATGCAGTTCTACTTTTGTCCTCCTATGCAGCAGGACAATCTTGACGGGGACTCTGAAGAGGTTCGCGACAATCGCTTGCGCCAGCCTCACACATGGTCGTTCCTAAATCAGCTTGGGACGTTTGAGTTGCAATCGGGCGTCAGTCTCTATGAACTCCCAGAGGACTTTGCTGGTGTCAACGGGGACTTGATATTGACCAATGGGAAGGGCCGCATTCCTGTTGTAGCCGAGACTCACCTTCGGCAAATAGCTGCATCAGATGCATCGACTGGCGATCCGCAATACGCAGCTGTTCGCCCGAAAACCACCAAAGGACAAAGCCACCAGCGATGGGAAGTATTGCTCTACCCGACGCCAACTGACACGATGTCAGTTAACTACCGATACACGGTGGCACAGTCTGATTTGAGCGAGGAAAACCCGTTCCCGCTGGGTGGAATTGCTCATGCTGAAACTGTCCTTGCTTCATGCCTTGCTGTGGCTGAAGACCGCGAGTCACCTGATAGCACTAAGTCGCGTCAGCTATTCAGTCAACGATTAGCTGCTAGCATCCACATCGACAAGCGTGTTGCCAAAGCTGCCGCCGGAACAACGTGGGATGCGGATGCAGTGGACACAGTAAGCCGCCTGAAGGGCTTGGTGGGCTTGCACATGGGCTATGGACAGAATTCCGCTGCGTGGGACCAGACCGCGTTACAGATGATTCTGGAAGCCATGAGGCAGGGAGTACAGAGGTTTTACGTTCCGCCTCCGATTGCTGGCCGAAGAGTGGCTCACCAGTGGTCGTTCTTAAAGCCAATCGCAACGATCAACATCAGTTCAGGGAAGTTCCAGTACGATCTTCCGAAGGACTATGGCGGGCTCGACAGTCCGATCACCTACGCTCCGGGCCAGAACGTGATCTACCCGCCGATTGACGTAACAGGCGAGCATCACATTCGTCGTTTGCAGCAGGCGAGTACACAAGCAGACGGTCGTCCAATAAAAGCTGGTGTCCGCCAAAAGGCAGGCGTCCAAGAAAGCGGGACTCAGTATGAGATCCTGCTGTGGCCGGTTCCTGACGCATCCTACGAATTGCAGTACAGGTATCGCGTGACACCGGGTTACGACATGTCTGTGATCCACGGTGGGGACGCTCACTTCCAGACGATTCTGGAGGCAATGAAAGCGTCAGCCGATACAATGCTCAAGCGAAAGCAGCGTCCACATGAGCAGCTGTTCATGGAGCGTTTGACAGCGAGCGTCTTGCTTGACGAGCAGTTAGCTAGTCCAAAGCAGATGGGCTACAACCGAGACGGTTCAAATCGACTGGGATACGATATCTTTGACGACAACCATCGTTTTGGGTACGGCGAATCTTCTGTTGGCTACAACGGTATTAACTACTAATTAAACGCAACTGACACGACGTCAGTTGGAGGGTAAAAGCATGGCGAACGAACTTACACTGACAGCAAACCTGAAGTTTGAAAAAAGCACCAAAAGTGCAGAGGCTGGCAAAGCTGGCTTGCAGCTTGACGTTGCTGGCGGCGATTACATCGCAAAGACACAATCAGTGGGGACATCGGAAGAGGCACTGGTGATTGGTGAGATCACTACACCTGGCTACATCTTCATCCGTAACTTGGACGCGACGAATTACGTCAATGTCCGCAACGGAAGCGGAGGAGCAGACGTTGTTAAGGTTCGTGCGGGCGGTGTTGCCTTGTTTGAACTTTGCACTGCAACTCCATTTGTCATTGCTTACAACGCACCTGTTGAGATTGAGTACACGCTAATCGAGGCGTAGTTATGCCGGATCGCGACATTGACATTCCATTCCCAGTTGGCGGGCTTGAAAAGCGTGCGGGCTACCAGTCTGGAAATCCGCAATTCACTCCAGAGTGCCTGAACATTGTCCCAGAGGACGCGGAGGAAGGTCGCTCGCGTGGTGGAAGCAGGCCCGGAACGAAGAAGCGGTACATTGAGAACATTGGCAACCAGCCACGCTTAATTGAGGTTATTGAGTCAGCGGAGCTTCAGACTGGCGTGATCGTCCGCTACCTGATTGTAGGCAGCGTGAACGGTCTGTTTATTGGTACGGCATCGCGGTATGCGTGGGCAGTGGATACTCTCACTGGGCAATCGCCGTACACGAACCCAAATGACAGGTACGATGTCAACAACGACGGAGTGGTTGATAGCACGGATGCTCAGGCAGTTCTTGATTACTTGGCGCAGCAAGGATCAGCCAATGTTGACTTGGCATCAGCGGGTCATACAGCCCCACCATATTACGATGTTTCTGGTGACGGAAAGGCATCGGCAACTGACTCTCTGCTCATCCTCAACAGGATTGCCAGTTCAACATCTGGAAGTGTTGCTGCTGAGGCTACAGGCCCAGTGGAGATCGAATACGTCGAAAGCTTGCTGTCTATCGTCGGCGTCCTTACCACGGAAGCTGATGCGTCTATCTTGACCGAGGACAACCAAGAGTTGGAGTTTGGTAACTTCAATATGGACTTTGTTCGTCGAGGCAGTGCGGCTGGCATGGGCGGTTTGCTCCTCATTGCAGATGCTGGAACGTACAGCTTGTCAGGCACAGGTAGCATTAGCGGAAACATCTTGGTTCACGCTCCAACCGATTGGCCCGCTGCTGGTGTTCTGAAGGATGACCATGTAGTGATCTTGACTCCTACATCGGGATCAAACGTCGAAGCGGGAACGTACCGCATTGCAGACGCGACAGGAACAAACTTGACGCTCGATGCAACAATATCCAATGGCAATTGCACATACGAAATCATCAAAGGCCCAAAGGTACTTGATCCTGTCACCCAGACAGCAAACCTGATTGTTGAGACAGCAGGCACAGTCCCTGGCGGATCAACAGTAGTAGCCGTTTATCGTGACCGAGCAGTCTGGGCAAAGGACCGGGCTTGGTACATGAGTCGGCAGGGGGATTACACTGACTACAACTACGGTGCTGGTGCAGAGGACGTTCAGCGAGCAGTTGCTGGTGCGGTTGCCGAAGCTGGTCAGCCCGGTAACTCAATCATTGCACTGGCTCCCGGTGGAGACGATTACCTCGTATTGTTCAGCGACGAATCGACGTGGGTACTGCGTGGTGATCCAGCTTACGGTGGACAGATCGATGCTGTCTCGCGAACAGTTGGAGCAATCGGGCCGCACTCATGGACGCACGGTCCATCCGGCGAAATCTACTTCCTGAGCAAGAGTGGTTTGTTTGCGTTGCCTCCAGGTGCTGGCGGCGTCCCTCAGCCAGTCAGTGAGCAAAAGCTGCCGCGAGAATTGAAGGATGCTGACTACGACAATTCGGAGGTCAGCGTTGTCTACGATTCCATTCAAGGCGGGATATACATTTTCGTTACCCCACGCTCGCAGCTTGTCGGCAAACACTACTGGTATGACTTCAGCACTCAATCGTTCTGGCCGCTTAGTTTCTCGAACCTGTCGCAACAGCCCTTTGGTGCAATAGCGTATTCCTCTAATCCTACGGAAGAACGAGCAATTACGCTGCTGGGGCTCGATGGATTCATACGAGAGTTCGTCAACAACGACTCAGTGAAAGATGACGACGGGACATCGGTTGATTCCCATCTGGTTCTTGGCCCATTCAACACTGCTGGAGCAAGTAATCTGGAAGGGCTGATCTCGGAGATACACGGGATCATCGACCTTGATTCATCGGCATCTGTGACCATGCAGATTTACACAGGTGACACAGCAGAAGCGGCTAGAGACGCTGCTACGCTGGCTCTATCTCCACGGTACTCCACAGTATTCACGGCTGGCAGAACGCGACCAAAGCATCCTCGCGTTCGTGCGAACAGCTTTTGCGTTCGGCTGTCATGCAACGGGCAGTGGGCTTACGAAGGCTTGATGGCTCGCATGTCATCGGGCGGGAAGGTGCGAACATGACCAGAAACGACGATCTGGCCCCAATTGTTGCCGATGGAACCAATCCACAGATGATTCGCAGAGCATTTGAGCGTTTGAATAAGCGTGTCGATGTCATGCGGAAGCTCATTGACGATCAGAACGCAGAGTTCAGTATTACCGTGTCGGGGATTCAAGTCGGCACATTGAGCGGTGTATTGAAAGCAAGTAGCGGAACAGTCTCTGTAGCTACCGCAGGAGTGGACTACCAAGAAGCGATCACCCAGTTGACGGAAGACGCCAGTCCAGCCGGAACTAGCTTCGTCGGTATTCACACAGGCACGGCATACCGCAAGACCAAGATCACTGACGTATGGGCAGCAGGGTTTACACAGCAGGCTCACATTGCAGACGCGACCGCAGTCCACGGAATTGCGGACCCAGCGGCGACTCCGGCTGACGCAACAGCACTGAGGGATGACTTGGTGGCAAACACGATCCCAGCAATCGAAGGTGCATTAAATTCCTTGGGCGTTAAACTTAATGCCGTGATTGCTGGTTTGGAAAACACAGGAATAACAGCTACTTCATAGCGAGTGAGCCATGACGAAAATATCAGCACTTACCGAAGCAACGGTCATCAACACGACCGACGAATTCGTTATTGTCCAGAGCGGAGTGACAAAGCGAGTCGATGCTTCTGTGATCAACACTGACATTGCAAAGTCAGGCGAATACTTCCAAGAGGTCTTAACGTCGAAATACGCGGCACAGCCAAGTGCCGTGGACAAGATCACGATGACCGACACCAGCGACTTCTACGTTGGTCGAGCCGTTAAGTACACCTACGGATCGGTCGCGTACTACGGAATTGTTCGCACTGTCTCGCTCGACCAGTTCATTGAGATAGCCGGTGCAACACTAGACACCAGCGTCATCATTACAAAGCTTGAGTACGGTCATCGCGATGCTGTGATCCAGATGCCGTTTTTCGTTGGCGGGACATTTGGAGACGGGACAGATGCTTCGTTGCTCGCAAACGACATGAACGCATACGTTCGGTGGAAGGGGCCAGAGTCATGCCTCGTTCAGTTTGAAGCTGCACAGAAAACGATTGATACCGGAAGCGTCCAACCAAAGGTGAATGTTTTCATCGACGGCAGCGTGGTTGGAACGGAGAACACTAACGCTGGGCCAGAGCTGGTCAACTCAGCGGGAACATGGAAAGAATCAAGTCCAGTGGCAATAAGTTTGGCGAACTACACCGTTAGCTTCAATGACTCGATTGAAGTGGGCGTAACCGTAGGTACGAACCAAACGTCTGAGGACTTGAGCGGCAACCTCGTATTTGTAATCAAGGCTTAATCATGCACGTCAATGCAGTACCTCCAATGTTCGGTTGGTCTTCTTCTTCTGCTGGCGGTGGAGGCGGCGGTGGCGGTGCTTCTTCGCGAACGCTGTTGCAAACAGGCTATCTAAATAATCGTACCTTCTATATCAGTGCCACTAACACTATGCCCTGTTATATATATCGATTTTACCAAGGATACGGTTATACGACACAATATAAAGCTCCTCTAATGGTATTCGACACCGGCGGACTTGGAGCTGGAACTGTCTCCAGCGCAACATTGACAATGACGCCCACTCAGGCAGGGCCTTATTACCAAAGGGCTGGGATAAACGTCGGACTCAATTTTTTCCTAGATGACAACATGGGGACGCTGCCACACGGATACAATGCGAACAACAACTACACTGGCTATAACAACACAAACCCAATTACGGTGGGAACGAGCTGGCGTTATCCTCACATCGGCAACCCGGTTCAAATAGACGAAAACAACGTGGACTTCTGCCTTGAGCCGCGTAGAAGAGTTGATTCAAGAGGGAATTCTTACAACACCGCATGGCAGGTTGGTACGCCAGTTTCTTTTGATGTTACAAGGCAAGTGAATGGATACTTTGCTAATCCACACAGGGTCAATTGCACCGAGATATTTTTGCAACTTGAACTAATAAACGATGGAAACTACACCAATAATGGCTGGAGGTTTGGCGATTCAAGATCAGCAACTCCTCCAACACTGGAAATCAACCATACGCCTCTGACCCGTACTAACATAGCAGGCGCGACGGGAAACATTGGAAACTATACCCACACCAATGCATCTGTTTCCGCAAGACCGGAAAACTCAACCCTTCTCTCAACTGACTATTTCTATAGCTATCACGATGCAGGAATTGGTTGGTACAGCACCTATCAGGACGTTAAAGGCTTTATGTACTTCCCTGTGGCAAATGAAATCCAGCAGGGAGAACAGGTGACTAAGGCGTACCTGAGCTACGCGCAGGGAGGAACCACTAACTACGGCAAGTCAAACTCCAAGAAGATATATGGAGACAAGACCGGAACCACGGGGAAGCTTGCAAGTTATTCTGACTTTACAAACAAAACCCTGACCACCAATTTTGTCAACCAAGGCGACGGAAAAGCACCGAACGGCAACTTCCATCAAAATCAATCAATTCTCGATGTCACCGATGTCGTAAATGAAATTGTTGCGGACCCAAACTGGGACGGCAACGGAATACAGTTTCTGTCAGGCAAGTCTGGCGACCCCTATAGTACGAAAATGACTCCGTACCTAAACAAAACGACCAATACCCTTATGTACCCCACCCTCTCACTCTTTGGTTAAATCATGAAGATCATTGCAACATCACTTAGTGAGCAACTTAATGCAGTCCTATTCGATTCTGCCACTGGCGAAACGCAGCTTGTACCGAAGCTACCTAGCCACAAAGACGAAGGATTCAACGACGATATTGTCAGCGGAAATGGACTGCGTCCCTACGGAATAACGTGGGATGAAGACAACGTGTTCATCGGACTTCGCAGGCACATGGTTGTGTACGACAATCAGATGCAAGCAGTTGATATGCTTGAAGGAGTGTTGGGGGATAACACTCACCAGATCAGCTATTACAAAGGAAGCATCGTAAGCGCACAGACCTCGCGGGAGTGCCTTGGGTTTTACGACCTGAACACGCAGGAAAAAAAGCACTTCCACATGCGTCACGGATGGGTTGATGAGCAACCAGCGGTAAGCAAGGAAGATCGCGTTTATCGAATCAACAGCATTCTTTGCAAAGGGGACTTCATTTACATTCTGGCTAGGAACACTGCCCCAACGGACATGGGCGTTTACGTTTACAAGCTAGACCCTGACGCAGGCGAGGTTGTTGGGTCCACCGAATTGCGTTGCACCGACAAGTGTCATGGCATATTTCCATTAACCGAAGGGTTCTTCACTTTGGAAGTTTGCGGCAATACGGTCAAGAACATCGGCCCTGGCGTGTCACCCTCTCTGGAGGCTATCCCGTGGGAATACAAGACAAAAGGGATGTGCGGCGACGAGTCTAGTTGGGCAACGACTGTTACTTCCAGAGCCCCAACCGAGACTGGCTCTAGGTTCATTCAGGTCAAAAACTGGCATAGCGATCAAGAGGGGAAGCTAGAATATCAAAGTCAGTGGGTGGAGGGCTTGGTAGTTCCGCAGGATATGCGGCAGATTGACGGCTTTGACAAATGCCACTTGAACCCATTTTCGTTCCCATACAAGGGTTTTTAAGTTTTCGGTGGAAATATCTAGCCGCAACTGACATGATGTCAGTTACGATTCACATGCATTGAAGGGTGTTTTCATGGCATATGGTTACGAGCAAAGCTACGGCAGCAACAGCAGCGGAAATCGATTCCGAGGAATTGTCGATGGCATCACCTACACTGATCAGCTTGAATATCAAATAGCCCTCGATGGCTACCTAGAGCGTAAGCGGGTGGCAGAGGAGAATTCCCTCCGCCTAGAAGAACTGCTTGGTCAAATGCAGTCGTCTTATGACGAGGCTAAGGCAGCGAACCAAGAGCGATACGACATCGGCTTGGGGATGTACGACGACATCGGAGCAGCTTCAAAAGAAGCTTACGGGCTCCGAGAGAGCAACCTTCAGCAGATGACCGACGCTGATCTTGATGCGATCATCGGCGGATACGACAACCGTTATCAGCAGGGCATGGCAATGCTGAACGGAATGGGGATGGAAGCTCAGGTAGGACGGGACCGCCGCAGAGTGAATGCTCTCGCGGACGACAAGAACCCAGTGAACCTGCGAGCAAATCCAGCCTTGGCCGGTCAGGTTGCCGCGTCTATGCAGTCAGGGACGAACCGAGACTTCAACGAAGAGGATGCTGCGGCAGAAGATGCAATGCGTCGTCAGCGTTTCTCAACGTATCAGGGGATGTCTAGGGAAGCTCAAATGGCTCAAGGCGGTTATCGCCAGCAGCGAACCCGGATGCTTGACAATGCACGAGCAGAGGCAAATCAAGCTGCACAGAGAATCCCGCTTGAGAAACTTGGGTTCATTACACGGCGAGAGGACATGTATCCATCGCTTCGTGATCAAGCCAGCCTAATCATGAGTGCTGGCCGAGGAACTGGTGAGTTCGACATTGACCTTGTTAAGCAAGTTTGAGGTTAGCAATGGCTAATACATTTATGTACTTTCCCGGACTTAGCCCAGAGGAACAGGCGAGGGCAAATACAATTGGGACCGAACCTCAGTTCAATGACTTGGTGTTTCGCAACTCTGATGTTGCAGAAGGTGAGCAGGTTAGCGACATCGACCCAGGGTTTGACCAGACTCCTTCATCAATGCAGTCTTACCCATCAGCCCGATCCTATGACTCTCCACAGGGCTTTATCGGCCTTGATGGGCAACGCTTGGGCAATGCGCAACGTCAGCGATTGAATCGCCAGTACAGCGGCCTGAGAAGTCAAGTTGGGCAGCGTGCTGTCAATAGCGGCCTGTACAACACGACAGTTCCGATGTCAGAGCGTCAGGCTGTTGAGCGTGGTCGGGGTCAAGCCATGACAGCTCTGGACGGTCAGCTCATGGCCGAGCAGATAGGTGCGTATGGATCGCTTACGGGCGATGCGTTGGCGGCAGAAATTGCCCAGCGAATGCAGAACACTGCAAACAGGGATGCGTTGACTAGCGAAGCAATTTCCAATGCGATGGGGCTGGGGTTGGGCAAGATTGGTTTCATTGAGGATGTTGAGGACATAGCTGAACCAGTTGATTACGATTTGTTTTTCCAGCTTGGTCGAGCGGGGGCAACTGGATACCCATCTGCGGCTGGTTCAACGGTAGCTTCTGACGATGCCAAAAAAAAAGTAGATGATCTAATCAACGATCAAAATGTTGGTAACTACTTCCCTTCGGGTGTTGGCGGCAGCGGCGGTGGTACGGGCGGAATTGGCGGTGGCGGCACAGGCGGCGTTAGCGGAGGTGGATCAGGCGGCAGCACAGGCGGCGTTAGTGGCGGCGGTATTAGCGGTGGAGGTATCAGCGGCGGGAATGGCAGCGGTAGCACAAGTGGCGGCGGCGGTGGAGGCGGCTCAAACTATGTGAGCGGCCAAGATATTTCAAATGCAGTGAGTCAGATTGATTCAAATCTTGGAACGAACATCGGAAGCATTGGCAAGTACACTTCAAGTGGAGCTGGACTCGCCACTCGGACTGCCGATGACCTAATTGGTTCAAATCGAAACCTGAGCGGTTTAGCAAGCAAGAACTCTGCAATTGATTCAGCGATTAGGAACAACAGTGAGCTTCAGTACGACCTTGAAGCAGGCAACCTAGAGTTCGGGAAGTTTGGCGTTATGGACCCAACTGACGATTATTGGGTTGATGCAGACCATACGGAAGAAGAGAACAGGAAGTATTACGCGAGCGTTGGTGCGTTCAATCGCTACAACGAACAAGTGCAGCAAGAAGAGGAAGCTGAAAAAGAAAGAATTCGAGAAGAGTTTGCGCATTCTTCAAACACGGCTAGCGATGCGCAGAGGGCAAATGGCGATGACGATGACCACGACTTTGACCATTACTACAGAATGAAAACAAGAGGCGTCGTTAAATCCCTAGGCGAGTATTACGAGAAGTTTCCTAAAAGAGATAATCGGCAGCCTTGGGAAAAACGGGGAATGACCAAGAAAGAATGGGTCAAGCACAACCAAGACCATTACGACGACGATTGAGAACTAAACAATGGCAATCAGAATACAGCACAGTCCTTCTCCAGCATTGATGGGTCAAGTTGCATACGCTGCCGGTGCAGGTCAGGAGGCAACTCGTCGAGGCGAAGCTAATCGCGAATTCAACCTTCGCACCCAGCAGGCCAAGTTCCAGAACGACTTTGCCATGCAGCAAGCTGCGCTGCGCGAGAAGGCTCGACGCGAGCAACAGCAGATACAGATTCAGCAGCAGATGTTCAACCAGCAGCGTCAGCGAGCTGAGTACGGACGTTCGTTGCAGAATGACGCCTTTGGTCGAGAAGCTGCATACGCAAGCTTCAACCGCAGTCTTCGCAACGACGCATTCGGCCAGCAGCGTGACCAAGCGTTATACAACCGCAGTCTTCGTAACGACGCATTTGATCAAAGCTACAAGCAAGCTGCGTTCAATCAGACCCAGCAGCGATACGATGCGATTCAGGAGCAGGCTGAATACGCTCGCAAAGCACCGTTCCTAGCGAACATGAACAAGGCGTTGATGGAGCGGATAGATAACATCCGGGAGGAGTACGACGACGCTCAATGGAAAACACCTCAAGCAAAGAACGAGTACATCGGCTTGATGCAGCAGCTGCCAGGGATCATGGGTCAGGATGCTCCAACCGAAACAGCGAACAAGCTATTGTCTGATTTCATCCAGACGTTTGAAAACAAAGGCTTCCAGAAAAAGCTGGCTCCACCGCTTTCGGAGTTGCAGAAAGCTGAACGGGATATGCCTGTGTATAAAGTTGATGGTGTCGAGGTAGGTCGATTCGCCAAAGATTCCAACGGAATATACAGCAAAATCGTTTCCCCGCCATCGCAACCAAGTTCTGGTGGGCGAGGCAGCATTACTTTAGACACAAAAGAAATAAGGGACTACGCAAAAGAACTGCAACAGTCTGACCGCGAAATGGGCCTTCCACCAAAACAATTGTCGGAATACCTCCTACCGGCCCGACAGCAACTGCAAGAGCAAATCAACGCAATGCAAGGGTCGTCACAGCCGCCAACTGACATGATGTCAGCTGCGGGTCAGGGCGAGGGCGAGAGGCCGGTAGGGGCAGGGACAGTCATGCTGCCTAGTGAAGAGATGGGATCAGGAGAGGCTTTGCTGAGGAAAGCAACTGGTGGCGTACTAGCCACTGATGTTGCACTTAAGGAACAAGAAAACCAACAAAAAGAATTGGACGAAGCAGCAGCTCAAATGGATTATTCGCCACAAGAGTTTGAGAAGATAAACCGTGAAGTTGGTGGAGATGTTCTAGGCCGACTGGACGCACTGGGTGGCAGGACAAAGGAGAATGTAACCAAGCTGAAGAAGGCTGTTGAAAACAAAATCCAACCAGCAGATGCGAAGCTGCGAACATTCTCTCGCAAACAAATCGCAAACATGATTGAGGGCGCGGGTCTGACAGGCAACCGCAAGGTTCTTGGCATTTCGTCTCGGCAGTCGCAAAGCATTCCGCAGGTGTGGAACGACAAAGAAACAGGAACCGTGCAGGTGCTTCAAGATCATTTAACCCCTAAGCAGCAAAAGCTCTACGCCAAGAGCATGCAGCTGACGGATCTGGGAAAGCTCAGACGTCGCTACGATGCCGTTAAGGGCCGTCCTCCTGAACAGAAGTCTTTGTTAGGTGACATATCGCAATCGGTTGGGTCAGGCTATCCAAGCGACTTTGGTGGCATGATTCCGCAACCGCGAGGGACAGATCGCAATTGGGGTTCTACAGAGAGAGAGTTGGACAATAAGCGAGATGTTCAAATCCTTAAGTCCATTAAAGATGGCGACTTTTCTGATCGCGATGCTGAAAGCTTGTTAAAGGACTTATTTGCTAAAGGCAAGATTTCACGGGAGCAGATGATTGAAGCAGCTGAAATGCATAATAAGAACGAGCAGTCAGACGCCGCAGAGCAGTCAGACGCCGCAGGGCCGTCAGACGCCGCAGGGCCGTCGGAGGATTTGCCTAGCAAGATAGCTCGCTACGAAGCTGCATTGGAAAAACTTCAATACCATTTGGAAGTCTTCAAGTTGGCAAAGAAGTCTGGAAAAACCACCGTTGGAACACCGCTCACAAAAGAAGATGTGGCAGGGGTTACTTCCTCAATCATCCAGCTTGAGTCGCAGATACAGCAGATACAAGAGTTTCTGAAAACAGCTCAATAAACAAATCATTGTAGGCGCAGTCATTTTTGTCGGGACTGCATAAACATTACTAGCTGAAAGAAGATATGTGCTATGCCCATTGACATAAGCAAGCTGCGCGCAAAGAGCCTTGGCGTTGATAACGAGTTCACTGGCCGAGGCGGAGTTCCGCTTGAGTTTAATCTTGAGCAAAGCTCTGGATACAGAGAAGAGGTTGCTAGGGTATCCCAAGAGCGTGAGGAGGAGCTTGCTCGCCAGAAGCAGGCAGCAGCTGACAGGCTAGAAGCAGCTGAGTATTACAAAAATGCAATGCCGGGGCAGATTTTTCTACAGAGAGCGTTGGCTAGAACCGCTGCTCCGTTTGAGCGAGCATTAGGTGCAATTGGCGTCCCTGGCATGACAGAGCGGGCCGACGAAATGCAGCGGTTCAACACGCTCATGAACGAGCAGCAACGCGAGTACATGAAAGGCGGCATTGTTCCAGACATACTTCAGAATGCTGGACTGTCTGCTGCTGATTCTCTTGTCGATGTAGCTGCATTAGCAGCTGGCGGCGGCATTGCAGGCATGGGTGTAAAGGGTGCTGGTATTGCCGCTTCTAAAATAGGAGCAAGGACGCTTGGGAAAGCGGTCTATCAAGGAGGCAGGGCGTTAGGAACAGCTGCTGGCAAGAAGTCTGTGATGGTAGGTGGGACAACTTACTCAGCAATTGACAGAGGAATCACCACTGGGAAGGATGCGGGTCTTAAGGGCGGCGACCTTGCTGGGTACGCTTTAAGAAATGGTGCTGCTGAAGGAATCCCAAGTGCAGTGCTTTCGTCGTTTAATCTCGGAATGATTTCTGCGTTAGCTGGCAAGGGCGGCAATACAGTAAGGGGAGCTATCGTCAATGGTGCGGCAGAGATTCCCGAAGAGCTAACGGCTGAGTTTTTGCAAGCAGCTAACGATCAATTTTCTGAAGTAAACGAAAATGCAGTTACGGAAATGATGGCGGCTGAGTCGCTGGCCGAGGTTGCATTGGCAGCGTTCTTGGGCGGTGCTGCCCCAAATTCTATCGGCATGGTCACGGACAAGATTACCGGGAAGTCCAAGCTAGACGAATTGATGTCGCTGGAGAACCGCCACAAGAAATCACTAGAGGCATTGCAAGGCTTCTACAAGGAGATGGACGAGGGTATTAACAACCCTGAAGTCGCCAGCCAGATGTCGCCTGACCAGCTCGCTTTCTTGCAGCCATACTTGGTTCAGATGAAAAAAGAGCTGGACGCTGCGGTTGAGATGGGCGTGACAGAGGAATCACTTGCGGCACTGGGCAAGATTGCAAAACAAACTGACAACTTCGGAATGCTTATGCAGCAGATGGATCAGCAACCGCAGGCTCCAGACACCGAGCAAGCAGCTCAACCAGAGCCGACAGCTGCACCAGAAGTTCCAGAAGCTGCACCAGAGGCTCCACAGCAGCCCCAGTTTCGTCCGATGGGGGAATCTGACTCAAACCCCCTCGAATCCTACACAGTGCCTGACAAGGACAATGAGGACGGTTATTTCCTGCCTAGTGAAGGATCTGAGCCTGCGTACTTCACTATGGACGGGGAAGAAGGGCAGTTTGAAGTTGTGGCGTACAGCCCGAAAGAAGGCATCTTGCAAATGCTGAACGAGAAGCAGGAGCTGGAGAACGTCGAGCTGGATCAGGATGGCGTGAACCTGCTGGTTCCGTTTGATGCCATGAGGAAATCACCCTTAGAGCCTGGAACAGTTCCTTCTTCAGCTGACATTGTGTCAGAGGTTGCCCGCAAAGACGAGCAGATAGCTAAGGCTAAAGCTGAGATCGACAGAATTGAAAGCGAGTTTGGTTTTGACGGGGAAGATTTTGACACAAGTATAGACGGGTACTTGCAAGCGGTTACCAAAAGAGTTGAGTTGCAAGATGAGGTTGGCAAGCTGCAACGTGCGCGGTCTATGTTTGCAAAGCAAGTCAAGAGAGCTGAAGGGCGCGAGCGAGCTGACGAAGCAGTGACAGAGGCTGACAAGTTTTTAGCCGAGCGTGAAGTCGAAAGGGAACGGGGCAAGGTCGAGTTTGCCAACAAGACGCTGGCTAATCTCGTAGACACGGCAAAGCAACGAGGGGCTGAGTTCGACGAGCAAGCAATTGCCGACTTGGCCGAAAGTGATGTGAATGCAGCAATAGCCGAAGTAGCCACAGCGATGAGCAATGCTTTGCCTCAGAAAAAGCTACCGGCTCCAGCCGAGCCAGAGGCAGCAGCACCTGTGGAGCCAGCCCCTGTAGAGCCAGCTCCTGTAGAGCCAGAGGTCGATTCCAAGACGGAAGTCGCTAATCGGATCGCAGAGCGGCAGGCTGAACGAGAGCAGGCGAACACTGAGTTTGGTGAACAGACGCTACAGAACTTAATCGCGGTGGCAAAAGAGCGTGGCGTCGAGATTGATGACCAAGCAATTGCTGACCTCGCAGCGGAAGATGTCAACGCAGCACGCGATGAAGTAACAAGGCTTTATCGTGAGGCGTTCCCCGGAGAGAAGCCATCAGCACCAGCAGAGCCTGAGACGCCCCCGCCTACCCAG